ATAAAATAAGACTGTCCATATTTATTTACTTCTGCTTTGTATCTGTAACAAGTTTCCTTGACCTTGCAAGTATATCCCTCGCACATTGTTATATCTGCCATATTATTTAATTTTATATAAAAACAGTATTATTCCAAAGATAGTAATAAAAATCAATATAGGCAATATAGCTTCTAAAATATCTTGGGTACTCATTACTTCAATCCTTTATGAAACATATCCAATGGGTATTCATCCTCTTTCCACTTTTATGACCGTATAGTGGTTTTTGGTCTGTCAACATTAATATATCCTTTACAGGGAATTGTACTTCACTCCATTTAAAGATTAGAGTGCCATTTGGTTTCAATACCCTAAAGCATTCTTGAAATCCCTTTCTTATCATTTCCTTCCAATCACCTTCTAAAGAACCGTACTTTTTAGTAATCTGACAATTTGATTTTGAGGATATATGAGGTGGGTCGAATACAATGTGCCAAAAAGAATTGTCTGGCTGCTTTATGTCCGTAAAATCACCTATAATATCAGGGTCTATGATATTTGTCTTAGTGCCACAAGGATAGGTGTCAATGTGGGTTTCTCTCCTTTTGTCTATAAATAACGCTCTCTCGTCTTTTTTGTCAAACCACATTCCCCTCACACTACAACAAACGTCTAATACTTTTTTCTCCATTACTTCAAGTTTTTCAGCTTTTCTATATACAAAGTGGCATCCATCAATTCTTCCTGCAAATGATTTAAAAATACATAGAACCCATCGGGATTATCGTGTAGGGTTGTATTATACTTTTGTATTCCTAACTGTGAACGCTTATTGTATTTGGCAATTACATTCTGTACAATAGGGTCGGGAAGATTTGTGTTTGCTGTTGTGGTTGAAACCCATCTTTTTTCCTCCATCATTTCTTGGTATTTTTTTATACTGTCGCTCATAGTTGACTTTGAATTAATATTCGTTCTATTTCTTCTTCTAGTTGTTTTATTTTTTCTTCTGCTATTCTCGCACGTTCTACCGCCCTTATTTTATCTGAACGGTATTGGCTTAAAGATTGCTCGTAAAGTCTTTCCTCAACGATTAAATTATGCACGTAGAAACCCACTTCCTGCCAAGCAAAATACATATCGTTTAATGGTTCGCTGTTTGGTTTTGCATTTCTTGATTTTACTATATGCTCACCCACTAAATTGAAATTGCCATAGTATTGTGCTTCTCGTAAATTGTTCAGTTTTTTGCTCATTGGAAGTTACATTTTTTATTGTCGTAATATATACCAATTTTATTTAAAAACAAAATCAAAGGCTCTTTTCCGTATTCATAATTTTTCCATTGACCATTTACATATCTTCTAGTTACAAAGCAATTTTTAAGAGGAATATCCGTGTCCTCATTGTCGTGTTCGTGTTCTACCTTTAAAACTATTCCTGCATCTCCCCATTTATCTGTAATTCTAGTAAGTAAATACTCTTGACCTTTTGGAATGCGATTGTATCTTCTTTTAACTTCTCCAAGTATTAATATTTTTTTGTCAAATTCAAAAACAAAATCTATGTCAGAAGGGTGTATTTTCCCATTTTCTACCCCCGTGAAGTCTATTGTCTGACTAACTAATTTACTGTTTCTTATTAAACTCATAAATATTAATTCAAATACTCTTTATAAACTCTTTCTAATTTTTTATAAACCCCATTAAAAAAACAAGAACTGCAATTCGTCATTTCTATGTTTTCTTTAAAAACCCTGTTGTAAATGTTTAAAAGGTGTTGTTGTGTGTTTGGAAGTACCGTTCTTTTATCTATTTCAAAAGTCATTTGTAAAAAATCAAATTCATCTTCTGTTAAGCACAAAGGTTTTTGATATGGAAAAATATGATTTAAAACTTCTTTTCTTTCATCACATCCGCAGTCCTCCCCTGCAATAAATTTAACAGCTTTCTCAATTCCTGTTGCTTTAGTAATTTTTGCGACTGTATCACCAATTCCCTTGCTTGCTTTAGAGTGGTTTTTTTCCCATTCTTTGTACGCCTTTGTGCGTTTATCTCCTTTAAATTCTTCCATTTCTTTCATAATATTTATTTTAATAATTCGTAATCATTGTTTTTGTAATCTTCCCAGTCTTCTTTAAAAGTTTCCCTTAATTCTTCTTTAGCCAGTTTTAAAGTATTGTAAATTGATACCCAGCTGATATTTGTTTCGTGTGCTATCTTTCTAATGCTTAAATCCGAATCCCTGTAAATAGTAAATAATTTCTTTTCATACCATCGCCAACCGTCAATGTGGTTATCAATAAGCTGACAAATATTATTATATGCTACTTGTTCATCCATTTCCGAATAGTCCTCAATTTCCTTTGGGTTTTCTTCATCGTCAATCGAAACCTTGTTAATTTTCTTTTTAGCGTTATAATACTGAAAATAAAGGCTGCGCAAAGTAAAATACATATATCCCCGAGAAACGATACCATTTTTAATAATCTTTTTTTCATCTGCATACTTGTAAATTGTTAAGTAACATTCTTGTACAATATCCTCTGCGTAGTTATACTCGCCAAAGCTATTTACAATTTTTACCCACTCTCTGTGTCTTTTGGCTACTATTCCGAGCCAGTCTGTTGGTTTTCCCATATAATTGTCAAACAAATTAAACCTATTGTGCATTGTAAGGTCGTTTCGCTTGTACCTTCAAAATGTTCCTTGCTGTATAAAAATCCAAACATTACTCCAAATATAGGGCTTATACTTATTTCAGCACCTTTATACTGACCTATAAATAAAAATATTAATGCTAAAACTAAAAGAAAATATATAATTATCATAACGAGAGCTGCTGTATTGGTTTGGTATTGTGGATTAAATCTCTACCTAAAAATTCAAATCCTACGTTATTTTTTGTCATTTTAAACATAATTGGGTCATCGTGGCTCGTTGGTCTGCCCCCTGTTTCATTCTCTTTAATCTTTAAAACGTGTATTCTACTATACATCCAGTCAAAAGGATGCGAAACATATCTGTGAATACAATATACATCATCAGCCCTAGAACTCCATTTAGAACCCCCTTCAATATCTGACATCGCTAGGGGCTTTGTAAGCCCTTCAAATTCGTGTCCGCTATGGTGAACTTGCCTTAATGCAGAAGTAACGCCGTGTGCGTTTAAATACACCGCTAAATCGTTGTGCTTTGAAAACAAACGGAGCTCTGATGCGACTTGGTAGTCATAGTCGTGTGAGTTACCATTTAATTTGAGTACTTCCGCATCTTTGCTTAAACTATTATAAGGGTCTATTAATATTGCATCATAGTTCCAAGCATCTTTTATTGCTTTTGCTTCGTTCAATAACTGTTTGTAAGTGTACAAATCTTCTACGTCTATGATTTTAAAGTGCATATCACACCACTCCACCGCCGAACTAATTTGACTATCGGTCGCTTGTTGGATAGTTATACCCATTTTAAATTCAATTATCTTTCTCAAAATACTTTGTGGTGTATTTTCACTTGACCAAATTAAGAATTTTAAATTGTGTTTAATTGCCCACATCACAAACCAGTAAACCACCACGGTAGTTTTACCAACATTTGCGTGTCCTATAAAAATTGAAAAACCTTTTTTAAATCTTATGTGTTCATCAATTTCGGGAACTCCTATTTTTAAACCTTCTCTGACCCTTCCGTATTTAATATCCAAAATTCTTTCTTGTAATACCTTTGTTCTTGCTATCATTAACCTCTATATTTTAATTCGTCTTTTAAAGTGTGTTCTCTAAACTTTTCAACGTGATACCCTAGAATTGGATTAACTGCATAATTCCAAAAATCTACAGGCATTTCTTCACCTTCTTTTAAATGTTTCATAAATGTATTAAAAATATATTAAAAGGGGGCTATTAACCCCCTAATTAATTAAAATTCCAATTCTGCAACTTCTCTATCGGGTTGCTGGTCTGCGTTGTTAACTGGCATATATAAAGCTAATTTCCAACCGTTAATACTATTGTAGTATTTTCCATTGTATTCGTTACCTCTTAGATTGATATGTGCCACAATAGGATTGCCTACTTGGAAGTTGTTAATTTGGTTTACCTTATCTCCCATAAAATCAACTGCAATATCCTGTGGGTAGGCTTCGTCAGTTGTTACAACTATTTGTTGCTTCTGCCATTCCTTCCCTGCTTTGCTTGTTCCAGTTTCTAGTTCTCCGATTAATTTTAATGTTCCTTTGATTTCCATAAATAGTGATTTTAATTGATTTATTATTATATTTAGTTGAGTAATATACTTTTTTTATTTTACAGTTTTGCGAGTTCATCAGCCACCTTTTTAGACAACATATACTTTGCTTTAATAGCATCTATATTACCTCCGCTCAAAAGGTATTCAACCGCTCTTGAATATTCGGGTGTATTAAGATTTAGCCAGTTTGTAGGCTTGTTTGCCTTTGGTGGTTCGGTTGTGTTACTTGCCATATTTGCATCATCATCAACCGCCTGTAAAGCAAGAAGCGAAGCCAAAGTATATCTTCTGTAATAAGTAATACAAGAACCTAGCTTTTGTGGGTCTGATAATTCGGGCAATGCCAATGCACTTACAACGCCACCAGTTCCATCAATACATATAAGCTTTGAATACACCATATCTTCCTCGATTGGCTGCAATAGAAGTAGTCTGTGCTTTTTCAATAATGGTTGAAGCTGATTGATAAGTGAGTTAATATCAAAATACTTTGATTTGTAAAATGGATTTTTAGCATCTTTACTAATAGTGCCAATCTCCTGTTGTAAGTTAAACAGCTTTTCGTTAATACTTGTTTCTTTGCTCATTTTTTTCCTGTGTTAAGATTAATTGTTTTTTTAATTGTTCTTTTTCGCTTTGCAGTTCTTGTACCTTGCCATAGAGTTCTGCCTTTGTTGAATGTTTCATAGTGTAAATGTACAAAAAAAAAGTTAATAAAAACAAAAAAGGGATAAAAATTAATTTACCCCCTTTTCAAACAAAGAACAAAGTACAAGAGTATCAAGTATATTTTTTAAGTTTTTCGCTGTAATCACTTATCATTTCTTCAAGTTCATTATTAGAAAACTTTTTAATTTCTTGACTTTTCAAATATAACACTTCTGCGACATTTAAACCTAAAAAAAGAGAAAATTTATATTGTTCTCCATATCTAAAAACATTGCAGCCCACGCATTGGGGTTTTACATTATCCTCATCCCATCTAGTAGAATAATGTTTGCGACTTATAAAGTGTCCTGCTTGTATCTCTTTCCAATGAAATTGTTTTTGACAAGTAACACAAGTACACATATTATTTTTATCTGCATTGCTTTGTCTAATCCATAAACTAAAAACTGTATCTAGTTTCTTTACTAACTTACTTCTAGTTGGTTTTTTTGTAGCCATTTAAGAATCCATATAATATAACAAATCTTTTCCTAAACTTTCGTCTATTCCTTTAATTTGCCTGTATATGTGTTTGCTATCTGATTTTACTTTTAATCTTTCTGCCTTTGTAGAATCTAAACCTAAATTAGTGTATTGTATTGCATCCAACTGTAAAAGTTCGTCAGTTCTTTCTTTTATACTTTTATAAAAGTCTTTTGCAATTTTTTCTGATAATTTTTTTATAGTTTCTTCTTCTGACATTTTTTAAAAGTTTTTTAAAAGTTTTTTAAAATTTATTTTTAAATATTAATTATATAAATATTAATTAATTTCCCACTACCCACCAAAGGTACACTTTTTTTTTAAAAAAGTCAATAGTTTTAAAAATTATTTTACTTTGTCTTTTATTTTCTCATAAGTTCTCAATCCCCCTAGACCTAACATACCCAAAAGCACAGTCATTAAATGCTCCATCTGTAAGGCAGGAGGAACATCTTCGGGCTTCAATGCCCATATAAATAAATCAC